AGAAAAGGCAGCTTTTAATTTAGGCCCAAGACCTTTAGCACCACTCATCGCTTCATTAATACTCTTACCAAATGCGCGAGCCATGTCAGTGGCATCATTCATAAAAGGTTTTATTTGATCATTGAGCATCGTGCCCAATTCTGTAAACAACGGCATTAATGCTGAAGCTACAAGACCTTTCAGCTGTTCCCACAACGTCATTCCTTGTTTTATAAAATCATTTAGTTTCATCTGTTCTTGTGTGGGACCACGCGCAGCTTTATCCATATCCTGAATAACTTTACCTAACGTCTTCATATCTTTAATGTTAAGACCCAGTTCGGCACCTAATTGTTTAGCTATACCTGGCTGTTCCTTGAGCATTCTCATACCATTTGGAGTACTGAATACTTTATTTAATTCTTTCATTACTCCAACAGTATCTTGCTTTACTGCCATGTTGTACATTTTCAACGCATTAAGATTACTACCAAAGAAATTATTAAGGCGGCCAGTTAAGTCAGAACCAGACTCTATATTCAGAAATGCATCTGTAGTGGACAAGTTATCAGCCATTGACTTACCCATTTTGGCAGCCATAACAGCCGTCTTGGCCATATAATCTTCACCACGACTTAAATAAATTGCTGTTAGATTACTGTCGTTAGAAATATCTCTCATAACCTTACGGGCATTAACGCCTGATTTAGTCGCAAAGGTCATTATACTTTGAGCAAATTTTTCAACTTGAGGGGCCGTCTTTCCAAATCCTCTTATAAGATTATCTGCCAAAGCCGCAGATTCTTGTGCGCTTCCTCCCATAGCCTTTGCTACTCGTGCTGTAACGTCTATAAGTTTTCCTGTAACCTTATTAGCGTTACCCAAGGAATCTATTAATGCAGAGGCCTGTACGCCGGCTTCTTTCAATCCTATACCAAAGGCGTGCATGCCTGCAGCGCCAGCCTTAACTTCTTTGAATACAGACTTTAATTGTTTTCCTACTAATCCTGTGGATTTTGATAAATCTGCGATTGTATCACTTACTTGCATCAACTGCTTGAACAGTAGTGTAGCGGCACTTGTGATTGCTCCAAGAGGGCCAAGAGCAGCCAGTCTAGTTAGGCCTGGTACTTTTTTAAATGCACCGCCGGCTTTAGAGAGAGCAGCCTTTAGTGAAGCCATTATTCCCTTGGTGGCCGCTGGAATATCTTCCGCGGTTTTTTTGTATTGTTGACTAAACTCCGCCATGCTCTTGGTGGCTTCAGTAAGAGCTACACCGAAATCAGATGTATTGGTCTTGATCTCCACAAAGGCTCCAGCTAAACTTTCAGACTCTTTGTTTAATTTGTTGGCAATGTCTGCCATACCAGCTCTCTATAGTTAGGAATACATAAGTACACAAAATAAATATCCCCTTACTATAAAAACATAGTAAAGGGACAGATATATTAATCATTTTTTTGATTTTGGACCAGACGCTCTTGACATTTGTTTGTTTGCCTTTTCTTCAGCTTTTCGTTGTTCCTCTAATGTCCAATTAATTCTTTTTATCCACCATGCTCTTAAGTTAATTGGCATCCTATACGCATCTTGAAAAGACACCTTTCCATGATATACTATATCAAACAATTCTTTATAAAAAAATTCTTTGTTAGTCCTCAGGCCAAAAGAAACCTACCGCAATCGGTACATCCACCTCCCCTCGGTGTCCGCAATGAGCACATTCAAAATCTTGTCTCATATCAATATCTGGAGTATTATCTTCCATATATTTTCTAAGCGCACGGGAATCTCTAACATTAAGTGAGTCTACATAATTATTAATAAGAGATGGATCATTACTTCCATCTATGGCAATGATTGTGTTCTTAAGTCGCGTAGTAACATTTCTATCAATAGGGGAGTTGGTTGTTCTTTTAATCTTATCCTGCACATCTGAAATATCTTTTTCCTCCGCACTATTAAGAAACTTAAATTCTATATGAGTACCAGACGGTAGCTGCAAATGAAATCTATTCTCGCCTTCTGCCAAAGGCTCAATATCTAAAGTTTTCATTTCAAGCTGACTTAAGTCAAACTCATACTTAGAAGTTTCCTCACATCCAGGACAATCAATCTCCACTTTATACTCAGGTCCGTATCCGCTTACTCTTAAAAATGTAATAAGCGCATTCTTATCTCCCGACAGAAGTTCTTCTGGATTAATTCTTTTATCCAAAATACAATTCTGTAAAACTGCATCAATAGCCTTACCGCTTCGCAATAAAGATCTTGACGTAAGAATATCCTCGTCTGCAGCAGTCATATATCTTACTTCAATTTCTTTAAGATTATGCAACGGAGAATTGGAGGGATAAACCAAACCAAATGATGGAAGCGGCACGAACTCAGTTGGAACTCTGAAAGCGGAAGCCTCATTGGCTACCGCTCCCATTTTCTGAGCTCGTTCAATACCTGCCATTTCCTCTGGACTTAAAACTTCTTTTGTTTCTTTTTCTTTTTCTTTTGATTTTTGCAAATCAACATTAATTTCGGTCATTCATTTTTGCCCTTCTTAAAAACATTTAAAAATAAAACCTAAAAAAACTATGAAACATACTTAGTACCTTAATATACATTCGTCCATACGAATAGTAATATCAATAGGCATTACTTCACTTGAACCCATATCATAATCACCAAACGTCGCATCAGTAATAAAAGCACCTCTGATTTCCCATTTTTCTACTGCAGCGCCAACGGGATCAAGAGCGATCAAACTAAAGTTCTTTTTATAAAAAGCTGCATATCCATCTCTACCAGAAATTGTTTCATGCGCTAGTCGAGCCCACTCCATAACCTTCTGTGCTGCTGAAGGAGCGATGGGATCGTGTAAGCCGATAGACATTGTGTTCCACTCAAACTTACCAGCTAAATAACGCTTGGTATTTAAGTAATCAATCGTGACAGTTTCTTGTGTAAAAGATGGCCTAGCCGCTGTTCGTGCGATATACGCCGGAAGAGTATCATCAGTAAACTGAAACAAAAATCTATTTTGTCTCTTAGGTTCAAATGTATCTGCCAACATCGCGTTAACTTCAAAAGGCTGTGGCATTCTAAATCTCCATCTTCATTTTAATTTTAATAAACATCCTATAATAAATACACTACTCATTAAAAAAGTATAACAAGATGGGGCCGAAGCCCCATCTCATTAAGTTTTTACTCACTAAAAGCTGCGCCGTTAGGTGTGACGGTGAAGTCAAAAATAACGATTTCTGCTGCGGTGGTGGGCTTCAAGAAAATCTTACCCTTGATAATGTTTCTATCAATCAAGTCTGGTGTGGTAGTAGTTTCATCCAATACCGCTCTAAACTCATTAACACCATTAGCTGCCTGTACACTAGAAAGATAATCATTAACCTGAGTCAATAGACGTTCTCTCGTAGCAACAGAGTTAGGTTCAAAGATGAAGAGTCGTGAGAATCCAGCAATGGTCTTACGAACCTCAATCATCATACGGCGAACATTAATTCTATCTAATACCGACTGTTTTACCTGCAGAGTCTTCTGACCAAAGACAACAATGCCTTGGCCTGGGAATGTAGCAATTGGATTAACATTGTTAGTATAAAGATCGTCACGCTGACCCTGTGTCAATCTTCTTCTAACCTCAAGTACCTCATCCAGTCCACCACGATTAAACCCAGCAGGTGCGAACCATGGCTGAGCTACTCTATCATTGAATGCATAAGCACCCATAACAGCTACCGAAGGGGGAACCCAAACGAGTTTATCATTATCAATATCATTGATACGAACCCACGGATAATAAGTAGCACCATAGTTTGAGGTATACTTAGATGCCTCTGTCTGTGCGTTAACAACCGATAAGGCCAAACCTGCACCAGTAGCGGTCGTATCTGCAATATCAATAATACCAAACGCATCGGCTCTTGTTGAACACATATCCAACAATCTTTGAGTAAGTGAACCACCTGCCGAAGATGTAATACCTGGCATTGCGATCAAGTTAAAATCAACTTCATCGGGGTTCGCTAGAATCTTAATGGCTGTATTAAAATCACCAGAAAGTGTATCAGCACCAGTAGACTGTTCAGTCTCTAACTGATTCTTGCGAGGATCAAATCCGTCCCAACCACCAAACATAGGTGTAGTAAATCTTACCTTATTAGTAGAAGAGAAATTCCCTGAGTTAGAGCCAACTTGATCAACATAAGTATACTGAGCAGATATTGCGGTATTCGTTGCACTTGAAGCCCCTCCAATATCTGTGCTATTAGCGAAAATCAAAAGACCATGATCTGCACTAGTAGTTCCAGAAGCTGAGGTTACTGTTCTTTTTAATCTATCACTAACACTCTTCCTGCCCATATCATCAATACCAATAAAGATACGACCATCAAGAGCATTATTACTATTCAAATGATTAGTCTTTGTAGGTAGTGCGGCTGCGCTTAGAGATTGACTACCAGTAACACCATCATACATATTAGTACTTACCCCTTGAAAACCTGCAGGCCTTGCGGCTTGTGGCGCTTCAGCGGCCATAGTAATTTTTATATATTGTGACTTATTAGGATAATCGCCATTATATAATACTTCGGGCGGATCTTGAGTAAGATCAAACGCTGTTGTTCTATCACCAATAGCTCTAGCAATATAACTTTTGTTGTTGGGGTCTAGATTAACATCTGTAAAGGTCTCCAATACAATTGGATTTTCGTCTGTATCGTTGGCCATTCTGACAGCTACTGTAAAAGCTGGATACGAACTTGCTGATGTTTTAATATCTACATGAGATACGGCAATCTTATATTGATTGTTAGTATTATTACCGTCAGCAAGACTAGTAAACTTAAAGAGTTGATGAACAGTTCCAGCAAAGTTCTGAGAAACAATCCAAGGTGTAGCTGCAGCAGCAAAGCCGCCCACAACTTCCTCAAATGCATCCGCAAGAGCACTAACACTTGACCATCCACCGCGGGCGGTGTCGCCCGCTATTGTAGCACCAGCTGGAGGAGTTGAATAACTATAAACAGAGTCTACATAAAATCCAGTAAATCTGTCACCGTTATTAGATTGAACAGGATCAACACCTAATACTTTTTCAATATATCCAGCATCAGCAGGAACTAGGGAAAGACCTTCAACGTGTTCTGAACCAGATGATAGAGAGAAATCTCCATGACTAACACTAAGAGCAATATCACCCACGCCAGTGGCTCTTCTTCTGATAGTGGCGTATACGGTATTAGAGGCAGACAACCCAGCAGATGCGGTCTGACTAGTGATTCCGACATTGGGGAAAGCAACAACACCAACCTGACCAGTATTAGTAGTTCCCTTACCAAGAACTCTAACAACTGTCAAAGGTGCTCCGTTTCTAAGATATGATTTAGCGGCATAAGGCATATATTTGGTAGGATCAGCTCCACCAAAAGTATTTCTAAATTCACTAAAATTATTTACCCGAATTGGTCTAA